ATCGACAAGATGAAACCGAGCATCATCTATGCTCTTGCGAAAATATCGAACGATCAGGACCATTTTGCCGATCTGCTTATGCAGGCGGTGCTGGCTACCATCATGCCAAGCGAGGCGGAGGGAATCGCGGGAGAGGCAGTCCATAGCTTCGACCTGAACGCAAATCCCCATAGCGCCGATGCCGCATCGCTTCTGATCCTTCTGGCCGCTGGTCAAGCCGCCTGCCCGGACGATGAATGGGTGAGGGTGAGCGCGATGTGCAAGCGCGTCTACGGCAATCTGACAGCGCCCAAAAATGACCTGCTGAGCGGACTCCTTGGCGATCTGGGGACGCGCCCAGTATTCCCGGACTGCCTGGACGATGAGGGGAGTGAGTAATGAACGGCCTTCCCTACTACAAAGCGTATCCCCGCGACTTCATCGAAGGCACCATAGGCATGCCGTTCGAGGTGAAGTGCGCCTACCGGGTCGTGCTGGATCTGATCTACATGCAGGGCGGCAATCTTCCGGACGATGCGCGATACATCTCCGGCCTTCTCGGATGCACGATCAAGAAGTGGAAAGCGATCCGCCGGCAGCTTCTTGACGCTGGCAAGATCGACGTTTCTGGCGAGTTTCTGACGAATAATCGCGCGATTATCGAGCTCAAAACTCTCGCGAAACTCCAAGAAAACCAGCGCGAAAAGGCTTCCAAGCCTAGAAAAAACAAAGACTTGAAACAGCCGCAGCAAAGCCAACCAGAACCAGAACCAGAAGAAAAAGAAGAAGCTAACGCTTCTTCCAAAAATCGGGGTTCTCGCCTGGCGGCGGATTGGCGGTTGCCGAAGGCATGGGGCGAATGGGCGGTTTCCGAAGGGCTGGCCGAGGCTGACACTCGGCTAGAGGGCGAGAAGTTCCGGGACTACTGGGCGGGCATCTCTGGCAGCAAGGGCGTCAAACTGGATTGGCTGGCGACCTGGCGGAATTGGGTCCGCAAGGCGATTGCCGACCGGCAGCCCAAGCTGGGCTTGAGGGCGATCCACGGCGGGAAAGCCCAGCCCAAACGCGGCGAGATGAAAGCCACCAGAGACGGGCGGGTGCTCGAATGGGACGGCTGGACCTGGGAGCCTCGCAACGACCTGACGCCCGAGGACATTGCCCATGCCGTTTGACGTGGACCAGTTCGAGGAACGGGCGGCCATCTGCGAGTTCGACGGCTGCATGAGCCGGTTCGATGCGGAGACGGCGGCGGCGCAGGAGCAGGGGCTTGCCCGGTGGCAGGCAGTGAAAATCGCGAAGGAGGCGCGGGATGCGCAGCGAGACGGACATTCTGCGGGAGGCGGGTATTCCTCCGCTCCGGTGGCACGGGAACAGCGCCCGGTCGATCTGCCCGGAGTGCAGCCCGCATCGGAAGAAGAAAACCGACCCATGCCTGAGCGTGACGCGCAAGGCGGACGGGATCGTTTGGTTCTGCCAGCATTGCGGGCACAAGGGCGGGGGGTTCTTTAATGACCATCGACCCGATCCGGTATCTGACCGAGGACCGCAAACTGGACGCCGATCTTTTGGTTGCGATGGGCGTTCAGGCGGTCGATCACCCGCAAATCGGTCGCGTGGCCGCGCTGCCCTACAGGCGGGATGGTAAGACCTACGCCTGCAAATTCCGCGCCATCGAGACGAAAGACTGGCGGTCCAGCCATGGCGTGACGCGCGCCCTTTTCAACGAGGATTGCCTGCGCAGCGGTGACGGCCCTGTGGTCATCACTGAGGGCGAGATCGACGCCCTGAGCGTAATCCAGTCGGGCTATTCCCGCGCTGTCAGCCTGCCCGATGGTTGGACCGAGGAAGGCGGAAAGCGGCAAGTCCTGATCGACGCCGAGGCCCAGCTTCGCGCCGCGCCCTATGTGATCGTTGCCGGCGATGCCGATGCCGTAGGCGCCAGCTTGCCCAGAACGGTGGCGAATATCCTGGCCGGGCATGACGTGCGGTTTGTGACGTGGCCGGATGGCTGCAAGGACGCCAACGACGTGCTGGTCCACTTTGGCGAGGGCGAGCTGTCCAAGAGGCTTACCGAGGCCAAGCGGATCGACCCGGCAGGCGGGTTCATCACGTCCATGTCGGATCTGCCCCCGATGCCTGCCCGCCGCGTGCTGCGCGTCGGCATGAGGCCCTACGACTACGTCATGGCGTTCGAAGTCGGCACAATGTCGGTCGGCACCGGCACCCCCGGTTCGGGCAAGTCCACGTTCACTACCTTCGCCGCCTATCACATCGCCAAGAACGAGCAGATCCGTGTCGGCATCATGGGGTTTGAAACCCACCCCTACCGGACCCGCGACCAGCTTGCCCGGCTCTACGCCCAAAAGCCGTGGGATGATCTGTCGTCGCGTGAGAGGCAGGATTTTCTGGCCTTTGCCGACGCGCATTTCCGCATCGTGCATCGCACGTTCGAGGCCGACGACAAGCACAACCTCGGCTGGCTGCGGAATATGATCTACACCCTGGCCGTCCGCGACGAGTGCAAGCTGATCATCGTGGACCCTTGGAACGAACTGGAACACCTGCCCGAGCCGGGCGAGAGCATGACCAGCTACATTAACTTCGCCTTGCAACAGATCCGGCAATGGGCGGCGCAGTTCGATACCCACATCTGCCTGATCGCTCACCCCCGGAAGATGCCAACCGACGGCGGCACGATGCGTTGCCCGACTGGATACGACATTGCCGACAGCGCCGCTTTTTTCAACAAGCCTGCGCTGGGGTTCTCAGTCCACAAAGAGATCGGCGAGGACAAGGAAACGTCATGGGTCAAGATCCAGACGTGGAAGGTCCGGGAGACGCAGCTTTATGGCTTCGAGCCGGGCAGCACCAAGCTGACGTTCCATCCCCACGCCATGACCTACACGAAATTCGAGGACAACAGCGCCTTCAAGAGCGCGAAGGAGACTGCATGACCACCCGCACCGACCTTTGCGCCGCAGCCGCGCGCATCATCAGCCATGACCGCAACCGCGAACACGGCGAGCCTGAGGATACCTTTGGCCTGATCGCCGCCTATTGGAGCGCCCACCTCGACCAGCCCGTAACCCCCGCCGACGTGGCCGCCATGATGACGCTGTTCAAGCTGGCGCGCCTCAAGGCCAACCCAGCCAACGTCGATAACTGGCTCGACGGCATCGGCTACCTCGCCTGTGGCGGCGAACTCGCAACGGAGGCTCGGTCATGACCCCCACCCTCGACGCATCCGACACGCTGCACCCGTCGATCCGCGCCGCCGCCCGCGCCCACGGCGTCACCCGCAGGACCGTGGCTTATCATCTCGACACCCACGGCGATCTGTCCCGCCTTGGCTCCGGTCAGTCCCGCCCGCGCTGCCAGAACGCCGCCAAGGTTACCCGGATCGGACCTCACGAGTTCCGCTCGCGCGTCGAGGCTGCAAAATGGCTTGGCATCAGCGTCAGCCAGTTCAACCGCTGGACCCATCCCAACGCCAAGGCATCGCTCAAGGACCGGTTCATGGCCGCCCTCATGCAAGCAGACAGGAGGGCCGCGTGATGGCGGCATATTCCATGGCTAACCTGATCGCCCCCGCCCACCTGCGCGGCCGCATGACGCGCCACACGCCGCAGCAACTGCGCGACGAGCGCATTGCCTGGATAACCGCCAGCTACGCCGCAGGCCACAGCCAGGGCGATATTGCGGACGCGCTGGGGATCGGCCAGTCAGCGCTCAGCACCGCGATGCTCAAGGCCGGCATCATCCGCAGGCTGGTTCCTCCGCACGCCAAGCGCCTCAGCAGCATGGGCCTGCGCATCGGGCGGATGGATCACCTGTTCGACGGCCTGCCGCCCGAGATGCGCGTGGAGCTGGTCGATGAAGCGGCCCGCACGGGGTTGACGGTGGCGGATGTGATCGCAGCGCGTCTGTCAGGAGGTGAAGCATGAGCGCCCATCTCGACCGCCACCGCTCCGCGGTCGGACAACGCCGGAAGGAGATCGAGGCAGCCGCTCGCGCCGCTCTGCGCATGAGCGCCCGGTGCCGCACGGATGCCGAGCGCCTGACGCTGTTCACCGCGCTCATGGGCAAGGTGGCTGATTATTTCCCCGAGGACGCCCGGCATGGCTGATTTTCCGACCCACGACACCCCGGAGCGCAGGAAGCCCGTCAGCGGCAAGCGCAGGGCCTCTGAGCGCGAAGCAGCCCGCAAGGCGAGACAGGCAGAGCGCCGACACAACCACGAGCAGGAGCGCATGATGGCGAGGCAGCATAACGAGGGACGGCATGACCAAAGCCAGGACTAAGGGCAGGAAACTTTCCGAGCGCCGCCGCCGCGCGATGCTGACCGCCGCGCCGGAGGGGTTGCCGGAGTTGGCGCCCATCGAGCGGCGAAATCAACCGCGGCGCAACGGCAGGTTCGTCAAAGTCAACGAAGACCCCCGAAAGGTCGTTCTCAATAAAAGGTGCCGCGACATGGGTCTGGGCGAGAACCGCGATAATCGACGCCTTATGTCGTCTCCGATGTTGGAAGATCCCGCAGGGCAGGTGATCTACCTGGAGGCTGGCAGCGATGCTGCGCGGCTGTGGCAGACGTTCTGCAAACTGGATGCCGCGGATGCCGTCTATCACGCCCGCGTGCTGGGCCGGTCGCGACATGCAAAATGCGGAAAGGTCGAGTTCATGCCCGAGCGGTTGGAGACCCGGCCTGACGACGAGACCGATTACCGCAGCGATGACGAGAAATACCGCGGCGCGGTCAACAACTGGATGCGCTGGCATGGTCGCGTCGGATGCCTTTCCAGCCACGAGCAAAGCGCGATCTGGGACGGCATCTACCTGCGGTGCGAGATGCACAAAGGAGGCAAGGTCACGACGCGCGGGACGGCTTTCGTTGCCGCACTGCGGATGCTGCACGTCATATCGCAACGCGGCAGATAAGGGGTTGACGCAGCGCGGCTTTCGTCATACCGTGCTTACACTGCGTGGCGCGCGAGTTGCGCAGTGACAGCCCGGTTAGCACCGGGCTTTTCGATTCCAGCGGGGAGGATCGGTATCCCGGCGGGTCTCATAAGCCCGTTCACGCGCGTTCGACTCGCGCCTCCGCTTCCATTTCCCCCTGCGCACCACGGTTCGCAGACAGCCCCGCCCGAGAGATCGGCGCGGGGTTTCCCCATTTCGAGGCCCCCATGCTCATCATCATCGCCCTCATCCTCGCCGCTTCCGTCATCGCCATGCAGGCGGCGGGACTGTGGGTGGAGCCCCGGTAAATCAAGAGGTGGGTTTGTTTTACGTTTACGCCTTGATCGAT